TCTGTAGATATTAAACAACATACATCAATCGGTTCGTATTCATCACGATACATGCCACCGCAAAATATCGAAGGTTCAACCGTATTCGTATCTGCCAGTGGTCGTGATATTCGCGAATTAAGTTTGGATGATATTGGCGAAAAATATAATGCAAATGATTTGTGTATGTTTGCTAAGCATTTGATAAATACGCCAACAGATATTGCGTATAATCATAATACGCGTCAGTTATTCGTTGTATGTGACGACGGCAATATGGCCGTGCTGAACCAGAACGCGTCTGTGGGAATTTCTGGGTGGGCAAAATATATAACTGCGGGTCGTTTCGTTTCTGTTGGTGTGGTCAACAATAAAACGTATGTTATTGTTGCGCGTGATGGTGGCACGTTCTTGGAATATTTTGATTCTGCCACCATGTGTGATGCAGAAACGTATGATTTTACATGTATCGCAACTGCGGTGCCAATGTTGGCATCTGGACATGGGCCGCGTCGTATAAGATTGCGTCGCATTAACGCACGTATTATGAACACAAAATTCATAAATATTAATGATATGCGTGTTGCATTGCCAAATGATATTTATGATGTGAATCAACCAGGTTTTTCGGGCGATGTATCAATAAATTGCCTGGGGACACACCCGGACAGTTCCATGCCCGTATGGACAATCAGCAGTACAGAACCATATCCACTGACAGTGTTATCTGTTGGCATACATGGTTGGTACACCGTATAACATTTTAACCAAAGGTGAAATAAATGGGACAATTAGTATCAGATGTAACAGAAATATTGGATTACAAAGATGCCAAAAAAGCCGCAAAATCAGAACGCCAGGAAATCTTGGCGCAGATGGCGGCAGATAACGCCGAAAAGACAAATCTGATTAAAAAGGTTTTGGCCACCCAACGCGCAAAATATGGCGCATCAGGTGTGTCTGGCAATGGTGTCACCGAAGGCGCGGTCTTAAAACGTCTGCAATCGGAAACGGCCGCGCCATACGAAGAAAAACGTGCCGCAAATTTAAAAAAGTTAAAAAACGCACGTGCCAAGAAACCTAATTTATTAAAATCATTGTTATCCAGATTGGATAATATTATGGAATAACATGATTGCACAATTTAATGCATTTATGGATCAATGGAATCGCGTGTTGGGGTTTGAAACACCTGTGCACCATTATCAGATAATGAAATTTCTGGTCGAAATATTATCTGATGTATCCGGGCGCGGATTATTGATGGCATTTCGTCATTCTGGGAAATCCACAGTGGTTGGGATTTTTGCTGCATGTGTGTTATACATGCGTCCAGAAACACGGATATTGATTTTATCTGCCGAAAGTGGTCTGGCCACACGTATGGTCGGCCACATTCGGCATATTTTGGAAAATCATCCATGGTGTACAGATATGATTCCAAAAAATAAAAAAGAGTGGGCATCTGGGCGTATCACAATCAACCGCCCCATTGGTATACGCGAACCATCTGTTATATGCCAGGGAATTCACGGAAACATCACTGGTATGCGTGCGGATTTAATACTGTGTGATGATGTTGAGGTTCCAAACACATCAAACACACCACAAAAGCGTGCCGCGTTACGTGAAAGGTTGCGGGAATTAGACTTTATACTATCACCATCTGGGGCCATGATATACATCGGCACACCACACGCGCATGATACGATATATCGCACAAACAATGGTGATTAGTTCAAACTGCTGATAAACGTACGTAATTTCGTCAGCAATTCTGTGCCGGCATCGCCAAACATTGGCAGATATGTTTCGTATTCTGGCATATCGGCCTGAACCTGGGCACGGACGCGTTCAGATAATGGATTTGCAATAACCTCGTGTGCGGTATTCCACAGTCTGTATGCATTATACGTTTGATTAATAACGTTCCATTTTTCTAATAATTGTGGGTGTTTGGACAAAGCGGCACGAATTGCTGTGGGCCATTCTTCGCCAAATGCGCGAACAACGTTCAATTTTTGGAATATGTCCAGACCGGTTTGATCGGGGGTAAAGTTTTCAATGCCATGAACCAATTCTTGCCATTGTGTCGGTGTCAGTGTAATGGATGCCATTTCTTCTGTCATCATACCGCCATACGGCAACAATTCACGTTCGATTGAATCCATTGGGGTTTTACCGCTGCGTAGATTTTCAATATGTTTAATCAACGTGTTTCCATTGGGCATATCGTGCAATTCTGCGATAACATCATCAGATGCGTCTGCGATAAATACAGGATTAACTGTTGCCCACCCGCCGACAATCACATGTTCTTGGCGGTACAGATTTAACAGTCTTTGTGCGGTTGCGCTGGCTTTGGCTTTCATTATCTCTCTCCGTATAGGGTTGTTATTCCATCACAATCATAATGACCTTGTGCATTGTCTGGCATGTGATTTTTTCATCTGGTCCAGACAATTGGCCATAAATTTTGCCTTTGGCATCTTGTTTAACCGCTGCAATATGTGCAGTAACACTGGTGTCGGCATCTAATGCATCAAAATCTGCATCGATACATACGGCCAAGTCACCTGGCTGGGCCGGTGTATTTGCATCTGCGAACACGTGTGATTTTTCCGGGATAATTCCACCCAAACGTTTAGAATTTGGCACAACTGCATAAATTCCATGTTGGCCTTCTAATGTCATTGGGGCGACAATCATTGTCTTGTCAGATTTTTTAAATGCGATTGCCTTGGCGGCTGGGGTACCAAACACAGGCACCAATTTTTTACGTGCGCTGTCATATAATTTTGCGCCATACAATCCGCCACCGATATTCATCCCAGATAAAGGATTGCCGGGTTCCAGAACGGATTGAACACGCTCTTTAACCTTGTTCATTTGTTTGGTTAATTCGCCAGACTTATACAACGTTGCGATTTTTTCAAACATTTGTTCTGCTGCCATTGCAAAAGATTTTGCCAATGGTTCGATTTCATCGGTATAGATTTCGCGTTGACCAACTTCTATCTTATGATACACAGACAATGTCATGCCTGCTTCTTTTGCAGCCTGGGCGATGGTTTTTCCGGCCTGTTGGCGAATTTTACGCAGACCACTGCCGAATATTTTCAGACCATTGTTTTCATTGTCTGACATACGGCGTTTGATTTCATTTTGCCATTGGTCGGCAACGTCATCGGATTCTTTGATAAAGATATCTGACAATTTGCAACCTAAGATATTGCATACGTTCAGCAATTGTTTTTGGTTCAGACGACGAACACCCTTTTCGATTTTCGATACCGCAGACAAAGACAGTCCTGTGCGACGTGCCAATTCGGTCATTTTCATACCTGTCGCCAAACGAATGTTGCGGATATTATTTGGAAATATAATTTCTTCTTGTGCCATGGCAAAACTCCTGATGACTAATTCTTGACAAAATAATAGTCAATTTTTAATCGCCACGCAAGTAAATAATTACAATGGCATATCGTCAGGTATTGCATCTGCATCAATTGCGGTTGGTTCAAAGTCAGGATCTGGTCCCAATGACGCCGCAGAAATTGTTGACGCAGGTGATGCGAATTCGTTTTCGCCACGTGCCTGGAATTCGTCCAGGTTATCAAACAAACTGTAATCGCCAAAGAATGCGGTACGCACTGTTTCTGGGCGTCCGTGACGGTTCTTGCCGATGATAATATCTGCCTTGCCGCGCGCGCGTTCCAGACGTTTTTGCCAACTTTCTACCATGGCGCTGTTGGTTGTGTTGGACAATCTTTCGGACGGGTCGCGATTTTGCAGATAGTATTCTTCACGATACGTAAACATAACGATGTCGGCGTCTTGTTCAATAGACCCCGATTCACGCAAGTCTGCCAACTGTGGACGTTTGTCATCGCGTGCTTCGACACTACGTGATAACTGGGACAGGGCGATAACAGGTACATCCAGTTCCTTGGCCAACATTTTCAGACCACGTGTGATTTCAGAAATTTCTTGAACACGATTGTCGCTACGTTTACCACCTGGGGAGGTCATCAATTGCAGATAGTCAATAACGATTAATGCAATTCCGCCATGCTTGCGTGCCAGACGACGTGCGCGTGTACGCATCATTGGTACTGACATACCTGGGGTATCATCAATAAACAGTGGCACCTTGCTGATTGCGGCAGAATATTGTGACATTTTCAAGAAATCTTCGTCCGTCAGTGTACCTTCGCGCATTGCAGATGCCGGAATTTTTGATTGTGATGATAATACACGTGCTGCCAACTGTGATGCAGACATTTCCAAACTAAAGAAAACAACGGCGCCCTTATAATTTTTGTTTGCGCGATTGTATGCGATTGCGTTTGCGGCATTAAACGCGATGTTCATGGCCAACGTAGTCTTTCCCATCGCGGGACGTCCTGCGATAATAATCAGGTCAGAATGATGCAGCCCACTGATGGATTTGTCCAGTGCGCTTAACCCGGTGGTCAGGCCCGACAATTGTCCGTCGGCCTTGTATGCGATTTCTGCTTCGGCCAGTGCCGCCTGTAACGCAGTTGAA